TGGCGTCCCCATGGGATTCCGAACGTATGCGGAATTAAAGGGGTTGAAGCGTGCTACTAGATTCGATCCCCCACTTTATCCTCCACAAAAAACGCAGGAAACAGGGACCAAAAACCACAGTTCGGATTACGAAAAAACTACCATCATTAGCTAATAGTTCGCCGGTAAGCCTGCAGCTTACGGGATTCGTGCATAGAATGAATATTGATTCTTTCCACCACGTACAGGAGAACCACATGGCAATTATTAAATGCCCGGAATGCGGGCAGGATGTGAGCGATTCGGCAATGAAGTGCCCGCATTGCGGCAAACAATTGCGCAAGCCGAAACGCAGCATTATGGGAAAAATCTTCCTTTGGCTTTTTTACATTTTCAACGCGCTGATGCTCCTTTGGCTTATCGCCGGTATCGCAGCTGTCCCCGATACGCAGCCGATGGATGAATTCGAAAAAGCGGGAACTGCTATCGGCACCGGAATTGGTGTCATGGCAATTTTCACAATTTGGGTTATCGGAGACATCATCACCGGACTACTGGCACTCATGACGCGCCCGAAGTAACAGGCATAAAAAAAGCAGCCCCGTTTGGGGCTGCTTTGGTAAAGGCCAAATGTAAGTTGTTACGCCTGCTGCGCAATCCACGCCTTATACGCAGGCAGTAGACGAAAACGCTAAGGCGCTTGAGGATGTCCCGCGAAACCCAAGCCTGGCTTGCGCTCTGCACGCTTCGCCAGCCTCCTTAGCGCTCTACTCATAGCTACTCCTTCGCGCCTTTCAGAAAGCCGACGAACTTCTGCACGGCAAGCCCTTTCTTAGTGATTTCTGTTGCGAGGCTCTGCGCGAGCATGATCGCCAAATCGTCCCTGCCGTCCTTGACGCGATCAACAAGGATAGAGAGCTGTGTAGCCTCGCTCTTTGAGAAGATGTGATCGGCCTTCATCTCGCGGATCATCATTTTCGTTTTTTTCAGGTCAATCATTTGACAGCTCCCAAAATGCGTTTATATCGTCCAAGAGCTGACGCGATGACACAAACGCCTCTAAACCAATATCGGCTGAGCGTTCCGGGTCGCTGTTGACTGCGATGTCATAAAGCAGGTTATTTATCGGGCCGCAGATTTCTTCAGCTTCCAAGATCACGGCAGACACGATATTTTTTTGTGACTTTGTGAGCGTTCCAGTATGCGCAGAGAGAACGAACGTCAGGGCGGCACGCTGTCCGACATTGAACACGCAAGTGCCGCCGACATTGCGATTCAAGGCGCTACACACGATCGGCAAACGGGCGCCCCTATAGCCAGTCAGAAGCCTGCCAGAAGTGAAGAACCGCGCACTACCCGCGATTTTTTTGAAAAGCGGCAGCACTTCCTCACAGGGCGGCAGGAGCTTAAGTAACGCCTTCCACTCCGGCACCGTGGCTGTGATCCTCTTCGGAATGGCGTGAAGAAGCGGATAGAAAGAAGTATCCATGTTGGATCCTCCAAAGAGCTTACGCTCCCCACCAAAAGTCTTCGCACGCCCGAAGTTCGGCGATGCGCCCGAGCACCCGCATCTCGGCCTCTTCTAGGTCGGCGCATTCCGTCCAAGTATTTTCAAGCTTCTCTTGGCTGCGCAGTTTCACGAGGGTACAGGGGCCCTCTGTGTAAATCACTGCTATCCCCCTAAACGTAATCAAGGCGTCAGCGTCGATGCCGGATAAAAAGGCGGCTGCCAAACCTAATCTTTGTTTCCACCGGTTTGCATCTTTTTCAGACGCGAAGACATGCCAAGTGGTGACATCACCGGCATCAAAACGGACGCACTGGGCGTCCTTCAGGTATTTAAACTCATTCATAGTTTCTCCTCAAAATTTTGTTTAGTTTTGCTAAATACGAAAAAGCCCCACTTCCATGATCGGTAGGTGGGGCGCTTTTTTTATGCCTTCTTTTCTGTTCTCAGCGAGAAGGCCATGCCAAGCATGTCAAAGGCGTCATCAAAAATAGGTCCTCCGAAAATTTAGTTTCGCTGGGTCAAGAGCTTCGTTGGTGTTATCCATCTACGCCGCAGTCAACCGCCTAACGTAATGCTGATAGCACGGTAACTCGTCCATCGGGAAGCCGAGCCGCCGGAGCTGCTCCTCGGTTCTCATGAGGTCCAGGTTGTTCACGGCTTCATGGAATCGGGGGGCTCGCGGCGATTCTGTCCGATACAGGAATTCTTCGAACAACTCCAATTCGCGGCGGAAGAGGTACCGCCAGTAGTAGACGAACGTCCGCTGATCGTCCAAGAATTTGGCACTCACTTGGTAGGTATCCCCTTTCGGGGGCTTCTCGGGAGAGGCGGCGAGTTCTTCCGGCGTAAACGGGTTTTCACAGACCGGGGCGGCAGCCGTCTTTGCTTCCGGCACCTTCAGGTCGACGGCGTCGATGAACTTCAGGCATTCGGCGAACTGACAACGCGGCAGTTCGGTATAGCGCGGAATCTGAAACCGCACCTTAATCGCTCGGTAGATCGTCTGGTAGTTCGCACTGGAGGTCTTCGCCCGGCGTGCTACAGCCTTCTGAATCTGTAGCTGTTCGGCGGGCGTGATCGTGGTCGGTGCCTCGAGCTCGTTCTTCATGCGTTCGAATTCATCGTAGAAAGCGCACTTGAATTCGAGTGCCTTCGCACCAGTGAAGCCCATGGCGAGGATGCAGAAGCCTTTCTGATCCATCCAGTAGCCAGTGACGGTGCGCTTCGCACCAGAGCCAATTTCGACCTCTTCGGACCATTGCGCAAAATTGCGCGATGCTAGAAGCTCAGGCTTTTTGGCAATGATGGAGTCAATTGCGCGGACTGCGTCGCTATGCTTTTTCGAGAAGTATTCGGCTACGATGCGGCTGGACGTGACGGGGCGACCTTCGATAACTTTGAAGGCGTTAGAGATAACGATTGACATTGCTGTCTCCTTGTGAAAAGAAACCGCGCTCCCGGTTCCAATCGGGTGGGCGAGGCGTTGCGGGTTGGAACTACCGCACAAGGACGGCCACCCGAAGGTGCCCGCAAGCCTCTCCCGTAAGGAGGAGACAACCCCTAAGGATTTCTTAGGGATGCGTAACCAATAAAAAAGCCGCTACAAAAGACTTTTGGCGGCTACGCGCCTTGTGAACGGGGTTCCAATCCCGCGTCGGCCATTGCGACCGACACAGGAAGCATACCCGAAACAGAGGCGAGTATCAAAAAGCAGGGCGATGACCTTGACAGGTTTGGGGCCTGCGGTTACGCTCTAAGCGCGGGTAGACAAGGCTACGCCGTACACTCTGCGTGATCGAATTAACGTTTAAGCGATCTTTGAAGATAGCCGAGCGCCGGGGGAAAAGCCGCTGAATGCGGCTTTTCTTTTAGGCCGCCTGGCCTATCAGGTGAAGGGTTTGATCCGGTTGACGCCCTTATTCACAAAGCCCGTATTTGCTTGAGCACATAGAGCTGGCCTGCTCGCCATCGGCAAATATGTCGTACTGGCGTCCGCCTCGACTGGTTCGTGACCATGTGACAGCATCTCGAATTCCTTGGCCGTTACCGTTGGCAACTGGAAAGAACGTTGCAATTGATTTCTTTCCAGCTTTTTGCCCGATCTTTTCCCATTCTTCGATACGGTCAATTTGTTCTGGGAATCGGTTCGCGATTTCGCGCAACTCTTCTTTGCGGCAATTGATGCACGGCATACATCCAACACGGCCCATGCCAAGTTTGTAGAGCGGGTTTGGCTGGATTCCGTGACGAAGCATCATGTCGAAACAGTCAGAAGCCGTCCAGTCAAGAATCGGCCTGTAATTCCAGAGTTCAGCGCCTGTCTTTTCATCTCGCATTGCCAAGTCAAGTTCAACGGCACAGGACCGAGCTTTGCTTTCATCGTGGCGAATGCCTTGCCACGAAACAACGTCGATTCCTTGCTTGATCAGCGGCAACTGAAGCTGTTTCTTCAGAACGTCTGCTTTCAATTCAATTGAACAAAAGCGCATTCGGGTTGAAGGAAATCGCCCCTTGCAAATAACCATGTCAAGAAACGGAATTCCAGTTGGATGAAGGACCGCAAGAGCTTCTTCAATCTTGCGTTCTGAAATTCCTTCTTCTCTCCACTTCGTTTGAACCGTTTTTCGCTTCTGCTCAATTGCCGCTGTGTAATCGGCCTTGAGCCACTTAATTTCCAACCCCGTAGACTCGGCCAGGTATTTGATGTACTGGTAGGTGAGCGGATGCTCATTGCCTGTATCGCAGAACACTGGTTGAATGTTTTCTGTGCCTCTTTCGATCGCTAGTAATAGCATTGCGGTGGAATCCTTACCACCGCTCACACTGATGACATTTATTTCTTTTGTCATGTAAAAAAAGCCCCCGGCTTTCGCCGAGGGCTTGTCAGTTATTTGAGCAGTGTTGGTAACAGAGCAGCTGAAACCAGTTTGAAAGTCTCGAACGTGAGCGGGACGGACTTTTCTTTGGCGAATGCTCTGAGCTTGTCTATAAAACCATTTGTCCGCAGCGTCTCCAGTAGCGCATGCCCGTCCAGAGTGAGGGAGGGGTTGGCGCTAATGCCGATGTCGAAAAAACCGTCCAGAGATTCCTGAACGTGCAGTCCCTCAATGTAGCCGCCTTCTGCCAGCATCTTGATGTGGGAGTACACCTCGCGAACGCTTGGATCTTGCTTTTGATCGCGTCGGTCAGAAAGGAGCTGCCCTTCTTTCCATTCCGACAAGCTATTTGCGTCATTCAGAAACTCTTTAATCGTTTCCGATTCAATGTGTGCGAGGATGACTCGCATCAGATTCCAGTCTAACTTCATATCTGGTCTGTAGTGAGAGTTCATTATGCACGCGCGGCCTGCGCGAACTTCTTTTCATAAAATGCCAAAACGTCCCTGGCATTCCATAAACGGCTGCGGCCGCTGGACATCTTAAAGCTGGGCGGGACATCTCCCGAATTTTCCCAGTTGTAAATGGACCGCTTCGAGCACCCCAGCACGCGGCACATATCGGCCACAGTAAGCGTAGTATGGCGGCCTTTCAAAAATTCCCAGTCTATCTTTTTCATTTCATATCGCCTCGAAAAACGCTTTTTTGTTCACCGAAAAGCCCGCGCATCACTGCATCAAAGTTTTGTACTACGTAGTTCAGAGAGCGCAGAAGGTCTGCACGGTTTAACTGTCTTTGGATGTCGCAAAGGACGTTCAAAGCGTCATAAACAGCATCAAAATTAGGTTGCAGGACTTCGCCGGTCTTATACAGATGGTCATACGCCGCATCCAGCATTTTTGCGGCGGCTGAAAACTGCCGTTCAACATTCACCGGTTGCGTAGTCGCCTTAGCCAGTACCCACCCATGAGCAATTGCGCTCATGAGATTGGTCCAAATATCGGACTTCGCATCAAGGTCCCCGGTACGGGCCTGTTTAAACCACAAAAAAATAGGTAACTCGCACCGAGTTACCTCTTCTTCTGACATCGGAATCATGCACATCCATGCGCCGAAGCCTTTTTGCTCTATCAATTCGCCGCCTGATAGGTGTCGCTTGCGTCCCCTGGCTGCGGCTTTCTGCGCTTTCAGCATCGCTCTTTTCTCAGCCCTGTTCATTGCTCCCACCTAAAGGTTCCGTACTGCAGTGCAAATTTTCTCTTCCTTCTCGTCCTGCAGTTTGTGTGTTTCGCAGACTTTCTGCAGGTTGTTTGCCATGCCTTCCAGCGCGTCAATCAGCATTTCATACGCACGTTTGCAAGCCGCATAATCAGCTTGGCTTGCAGGAACGTTCATGCTGATATAACCGGCAATCTTTTGCACGCGGTTGTTTGTTTGCGTAAGCTGATGCGATACTTGGTTCAGGCATTCAAGCACCATCTTCTTTTGACTTTTCACGTTCTCTCCCCTCCAAAATGTCGCGCATGATTCTCATCAACCTCACTTAGAAAACCTCAGCGAGGCTTTCAGTTCGATTCGCGCGCCGGGGACCGCTTCGCCTGCGTGAATCGCTTCTGCAATGGCAGTTTTGTTCGGCTCAAGATTGATCTTTGCACCATCCCCCAGGGCCTTCAGAACGTCTTCGCTGGGGAGTTTTTTCAAACCGGTAATTGACTTAATGCGCATGAATTCCGCAGGAATCTTGCCGTCTTCGGTAATAACGCTTTCACGCGGCTTGCAAAGAGTGACACAAAGGCCGGTTTTTCCGTCAGTAATTGTTTTGTACTGATTGCGCGTCATGCGGTAAATGACGCGGGCCTCGGCCTTTTCCTGCGTGCGTTTTAAGCGCTCAAGAATCTTCTTTGAATCGTCAATGTGGGCTTTCAGCGCGGCAATTTCTGCATCCAGGCGGCGAATGAATCGGACTGAACCGGCGATAATGTCGCACATCTCACCCTTTAAGCTTTCAACTTCGGCCTGCGCCTTTTCTGCTTCCGGGCTTTTCAGAATTTCGCCCGTTTCGGGGTCTACCGCTTCTTCGGCCATGGCCTCCGCTTCACGCTGAATCGCGGCCTCAATATCATCTTCGACATCGTTTCCCGTGCGCCGGTTCGGGTCTTTCATTTTTTCGATGATCATTGGAAATGCCTTCAAAAAAAGCGCCCACCTGGGGCGCTTCGTTGTTCTGAGTGGTTATCAGAAGAAATCTTCTGGTTCCGGTGCAGGCGGCATCCCGGCGCTTCCAGAAGTCTGCGCAGGCTGATGCGCAGGAGCACCATAAGCGGCAGCATCATTCACCGGGGCATTACTGCGCACAGGCTTATCTTTGAGCGTAGCAAAGCGGGATTCAACCACTGTAGCCTTATCCGCTTTTTCCAGAATTTCGCGGGCGCATTTGCCGTTTGCGGGATCGAAAGGCGTAAGGATGTTGAGGTTGAAACTCTCACGAACAACGCCATTATTGTCCGTATACAGGCGGTCTTCACGCTGAATCAACAAGCCGATAGGCTTCTTTTCGATGTCAGGCAGGCGATAGCCCTGATGTTGATCCGACTTATCTCGCGAGGCGTTACGGCCATAAACAACGCCTTTAACGGCGTCCATTTTGGATACACCGAGACACACCATCATTGCATCAATGATGTCGGCGCCAAACGTGCGCTCACCGGTCTTTGACGTGATGTAGGTGCGGATGAAGGCAACGCGTTCCCCGGTGCCTTCGGACACATTGCCGTTAGCGTCCTTTTCCTTCCACTGTTTGCACTTGAATGCAATTTCAAGGTACTGAGCGCCGCTCTTTCCTTCGGCAATTTCTGCCTGCGCAATGAAGCCGGTGTAAATACCAGTATGGCTGATGCCTGAGAAACCGGCAACGGCTGAGGCTCGTTCATCGTTTCGCGTGAATGATGTAATCATCTTTCGTTTTGTCCTTCGTTATTAAACGTGTTGAGGAATCTCGTAGAACTGACAAATTTTTGTATCTACAAGTGCTAAATCGTTTTCGATTTCGTCCGATTCAAAAAGCCCCATCGGGCTTTTCACGGTATCGGCACCGCTGTTATGTGTCAGGAAGCAGTACTTCGCCTGGTCCACTTTGGTACGCAGAACGGTTGTGAACAACCCTTCTACGCAAATCTTTTCGTCAAGCATCCGGCCAAGAGTTTTGATGCGCGTAAAACCGAAGTCATCGGTTTGGGAATGCGCGAGGATGTAAACACGTTTGTTTGGCCCTAACTCACTGGCTGCCTTCGCAATGTCGAAACCGGCGCCGCCGATGTCCGTGAATTTGTCGTAGCCCTTCAAATTGCGCATTCGCATAAACATGAAGGAAAGGACGTACTGCCAATCATCAACAATGACAATTTCACGGTTGGTTTTGCTCATGGCCGAAACGATGTGGGCCGCATCATCGGTTACGTAAATGTTGTTTCCGTCCCCTTTCGCCCGAATCTCGGCCCATCCCTTTGCAGGGAAGGGAAGGGGCTTGCGCACCGGCTGAATCAACAGGCATTGCGCAGGGTCGAGGTTACGCAGGGAAGCCGTTTTGCCGGTCCCTGACGCTCCTAAAATAAGCGTCGCAATAGACATTTGCGCTATACTCCTTTTGTACGTTTGGTGGTTCTCTTCTTAACGAAAACGGCGCAGTTCTCTTCCCCTGCGCCGTTTTTGTTTTTCTTATTCGGCGGCCTTCGCCGCTTCACATTGACTTCGCCAGTAGGCGAAAAGTCGTGCCTTTGGACGTTCTATACAGAACTCCCGGCACCAATGACGAAAAACCCGCAGATCCGCGGGCTTCTTTGTGTGCTTCATTACGGACCTCCGAAAGGGTCATAGTTGCGAAATTCACGCTCTGCGGCTCTGGCCTCAGCGGCTTCGGCGCGTCTTTCAGCTTCGATTTCGCGGCGCAGGTCATCATCGTCTTCGTCTTCATCTTCATCGTCCAGACAGTCACAGTACCGGTCATAATCCGCGGCCGGATTATCCGTAGTGCTCCAAGTCTTCCGCTTCACGCGGCGGTTTTGAAGGTCCATTCTTCGCCCCCGTACTGGATGAAGTTGTTCGGATCATGCATGGCGATTTCTCGAATCACCAAGCCTTTCAGGAAGTCCGTAAGGGCCGGATATTCCGTTTCTTCGCCGTTAAGGATGCGGATGCACAGGGCTTTGATTTCGGTCCCGATATCACATCGAACACCGTAAGAAACTTCCTCGCCCAGTAAGTAAACCTTCGCGGCCAATTTGTCCGGTTCCGCCTTCGCCATATCGCACTTCACGATTTCGATGCTGTCAAACCACAGCTTTTTTGCTTCTTCGTTTGTCATTACAACCTCATAAAAAACGCCCTTTTGACTGCCTGCGAAGCGGCAATGCACCAGTCCAAGCAGACGAGAGAACGCAGGCAGTCAAAAAGGCGCGAGAAAAGGAAGGAGGGCTTTCAGATGCAGGCGCAGTTGCTTTTCTTATGTTGCTGACAATTAGCGACCCTCGAAACCGCGCCTTTAGAACCCTGATGCATCAAAACACAAATGCATCGGTCGCCAAGGAGATCGAGGATAAAGACTTACACACCTGAAAGCCCAATTGGGCGAGCTGCAGGAATCACACTTCTATATGAGCCGATGCGATTTCCTTTAGACCCGAGCGTTGAGAAGGCACGGTGTGGCGCGTATCGGCGTCAACCACATACACAACTCGAAAAAGCCCATTTCATGGCGCTAGCACCAACGCCATGAAATCGGCCTTTTCATACGGTTTCCGGTTGTTACGTCCGGACGCGGCACCCCATGGGCTAGCCGTATTAAGCGCTTGCAGGTGCGCTGCGCATATGTTCCGTTTGGTCGGGGCACCACTCCCGGCTCAGGGTACAGAGTACTTTCAACTCCTTTGCGCACGCCTTCAGTGACGCTCGCTGCAGAACAGTTCAGAACCGTTCTTTTGTTTGCCCCATCCCACCGCCCAGGCCGTTAAAAGGAATCGGCGAAAAGGGGCAAACAGAAGAACGATTTGTTCTTCTTGCCGGGCTAGTACCCCGGCAATGAAAGCAAGACATACCCGAGGAGGACGAAACCAGCGGCCGCAATGGCGTTTTCAATCCATTCGTGCTTCATGCGAACACCCACTGAAGAAAGACGATGAGGGCGGTCACGGCGGCAATTGCCGCGGCCACGGTGAACTGGGACGTGAAGCGCTGATGCGCAATTTCGGCGAGCTGTCCCATAAGCAAACAATGCTCAAGCGTCATGGCTTACTCCTCGTCATTCGGTTTGCTGTGAAGAATCACCGGCTGTGATCCTGTAGAGCGTCTTCACGTTTTCAATCAGCTCTCCGAGGATGCCGACGGCTTTGTTTACGTCCTCGGGGATGTTGCGGCCTTCTTCGTGCGTTGAGGCCAAGTGCGAGAGCTCGGTCGTCAGGGTGTAGATGCTGTGGCAGGCGGCTTCCTGATCGATCGCGATTACTTCTTCGTCTTTGGCCTGAGTTACCGGTACTTCGCCTTCCGGCGGGATCGGCGCACCTTCGGGCTTGCTGCTTTCGCCGACGCCGCAAAGGTTGGTGATGTCGTTCAAGTGGTTAACGGCTTCCCAGATGCGGTTTTCCAGCGTCCGCAGGGCGGCGCGCCAAATATCTCGGTGCTTGGGCTCGCACTTCTGGTTGACGAGCTCCTGGAGTTCGTTTGCGCGGTCAACGATGAGACGCGCGGTTTCACGGGGTGTGAGGGTGATGGTCATGTTGCCTCCTGGTGGTTTTGTTTAGATGAGTCCGAATTACTCATCTGCGTACCCGAAATTAAACCACATCACTAACCCGCTTGTCAACTATAAAAGATGACTTCAGGGTATTCTGGTTAGGTGACCGGTTTTTGATAGGAGTCAAAAAGGCAACAAAAAAGCCCGCAGTGCGCGGGCTTGAGATTTGATGAACAATGGAATTTTATTAGAGCGAGTGCGTGTTACAGCAGCCGACACACCGTCCAACTATCACGATGTTGGACGTGTCCTTCACTACCATCTTTTCATATTTTGGATTATCCGACAAAAAATATACTGATCCGTCAGGGTTCATCTGTATCCGATATATGAATGCCGAACCCTGATACGTCATGGCGTATATGCCGTTGGCGGTGAAAGTGTTTTGCGAGATGTCAACGACGACTGATGCGCCTTGGAGAATTTCTGGCTCCATGTTGTCCGATGGCGCAGAGAATAGCTTTAGCGCACTGGGCTTGGATGTGGAAAGAGCTTGTTCGTACAGCCAATCTTCTTTGCACTCCATCAGCCTGATTTTGCTCAATTCCTGAATGCGCATCAGGTTGTACTCTTTCCGCGCCTCAAGCGCTGTAATGCGCACGTACCCCGTAGCTTCAGGCGTTTCCGCTGCAACTACAAAATTTGGCGCTTCCTTATCCAGGCTTTGCAGGGGAAGCCCCAGTTTAGGTTCTATGTCACGAGCGATCTTTGAGCCAAAGGACTTGGTGCCGTTGAGCATACTGCTTATTTGTTGGACGCTCTTTTGAGTCTTCCTGGCAACAGCAGCGGCTCCACCTAACTCATCGGCGATACGTCGCAGATTAACCCGGCGACGAGCTGTCAGTTCATCATCAACCATTATTTGTCCTCCTCTTAGTCCGGCTAGGTCAAATTATGGGTTAGATTGTCGCGCAAAGTCTAGGAAAGTTTTGATCCGTATTGGTTGACTTTTGGGGAATGTATGGGGTAGTATTCCAGTACCCATAATTGAACTAAAACGGAGTAGCTCTCATGCTTCCCTCTGCATCGCAGTATTTTCGCTCCCTTGCGTCGGTCGAGAAAAAGGCCATTTGCAAAAAGTGCGGGATCAAACTCAACTACTTTTACAACATCGTCAACCACCCGGAACGTCGTGTGTCCGTCACGCTTGCTTGCAAACTCGAAGAGGCAACGCGCCGGCAGGTTTCCCGTCGGGCGATTCTTCCTCAGATCGATTGGGAACTCATTGAAAGCACGGGCAAGTAGCCGGGAGGCTCGCCATGAACTACGTTCAGTTTCACGTAGGTGACTGGGATTCGAGCACGCGACTTTTGTCGCCACTCGAAAAGGGTGTCTACATAGATTTGTTGATGCTCTACTACTCAGTCGAGCGTCCGCTTATGCGTTCGGAATGCGAACGCATCTCCCGAGCATATGCGCCGGAAGAGAAAGCCGCACTGGAATATGTGCTTGACCGCTTTTTCCATCGTGAAGGTGACGTTTATGCGCATCGCCGGTGCGATGAAGAGATTGCCAAGGCCGCGGAGAAGTCCGAGAAGGCCGCGAAGTCTGCTCAAGCCCGATGGAATAAGGGCTCAAGGGGAAAGAAAGCCTCAGACGCAAATGCAAACGACATGCAAAACGGATGCACTTGCAATGCGGACGCAGATGCGAACGGAATGCAAACGCATAGCGAACGCAATGCGGACGCAATGCTAACCAATAACCAAGAACCAATAACCAATAAAGAGACAGAAAGAAAGAAGAAAGAAAAGCGGCAGGCAATCACGCACGCATTCAACCTCGACACCCTGCCCGAAGACTGGCGGACGTTCTGCGAGCAGCTTCGGCCTGACCTCAACCCCGACACGGTCTTTGCCAGCTTCTCGGGCTACTACCGGATCGGCAAGGGCAAGGACACCATACGTAGCGGCAAGGGATGGAATCAATCGTGGCTCAACTGGGTCAAGCGCGAGAAAGAAATCACATCGAGAAAACCCGCGGGATCAACCTCACACCAACAACCTGAAGTTTTTGACGAGGCCTACTACGAGGGATCAATGAATCCGGACGGTACGGCCAATTGGGGGTAAGCAACAATGCAGACATTTTCAGCCATCATCGAATCCTCGCAGGGCGCAGTCCCTATGCCGATCCGAAGGGACGCCGTTTTGAACTGCGCAATTCACGGACCGTATAACGGTATTCAGACCGTTTTGGGCGGGCAGGTCGTGTGTGAGTCTCAGTGTCCTGAGTGCGCACTGATCGAACGTAAACGCCGCCAGGCAGAGCGTGAGGCCTACGAAAAGGCCCAGAAAGCGGCCGAAGCCCGCGACCGCATCGAGGAGGCATTACGGCGCTCCTGCATCCCGGCCGAATACCGCACCAAAACATTCTCGAACTTTCTGGCCGAGACGAAAAACCAACAAGGCGCGCTGGACCTCGCCTGCCGGTTCGTGCGCGGTTGGGAAAAGGCGAAAGAGACCGGCTACGGACTTTTTTTCTTCGGTAACCCGGGGACCGGAAAAAGTCATTTGGCGTGCGCCATTCTTCATGCCATTTTGCCGCAGTCAGAAGGCATCTATACGCGCGCTACAGACATCATCCAATACGTCCGTAGCACCTGGGGCGGAAAAAGCGACAGAACGAGTTTTGACGCAATTCGGCTTTTCTCGGAGGTCTCCCTGCTTGTGATTGATGAGGTCGGTGTCCAGGCCGGCACCGAAAACGAGAAGCAGATTCTTTTTTCGATCATCGACAGCCGGATTTCAGAAAACCGCCCGACGATTTTCCTCTCGAATCTGCGCCCGGCAGACCTTAACAACGTTCTCGGTCCGCGCCTTGTGGACCGCATCCGCGGCAAGTGCGTCGCTTATCAGTTTTTAGGTAACTCAATGCGCCGGCCGCTTTCGGCTGACGTTTTCGGAGAGGCGGCATGAGCACCGAAACTTTTCTTGATCCTAACGCAGGTCTGATTTCGTGCGACGTCTTTGTAAGAGAAAAAGTACGCGGCCCGGAAGACGTGGTGTGCGGCTTTTGGGACGTCGTTATCAGCACTCCGGCGTACACGCAGGGGGCGCCTCTCGTTTTTGTGGGGCTCGATGGGGGCGAACGCAGACTGTGGCCGGTTCCGGCGGACTGGCTCCTGACAGTAGAGGGCTGCGAAAAGATCGCAGTGGAATTTGTCGAGAAACTCAAAAAGGAGGGGGCGGCATCTCCGTTCAGCCTCGGGGAGGGCGAACAGCAATGAATGACCACGTACTCGCACTGCTCTATTTGGGGCTTGGCAATGTGATGATAGTTCTTTTTTACGTTGAAAAGCTCACGGGGCAGGGGCTATTCGCTCGCATACTGGCATTCATCTCAGCAGTCTTTTTCTTCGTGTCGGCGGCCAATGTCGTCTTTTACAGGTGACTCATGACTTTGATGAACTTTGACAAAAGGCTACTCATAACAGCCCTTTTGAAGCGTATCGAAAGTTGCCCGATGGATCGGGAAACACTTGAACTGACGTTTGCGAAATATGAGAAAGTCAGCAAGCAACTTAAGGCCGAAGAAGAAGCGAAAAAGCGGCTGGAATCGCGGACATATTGAGGATATACGAAGGAGAAAGAAGAATGAACAACCCGCTTAAGGAACCGCTGGTGTGCATCCGCATCCGGGAAGCCGAAAAGCTTCAAGTGATGCTGCGTAGTTATCTGCAGGAAATTCCGCGCATCGAACTGCCGAAAAAACGCGCAGACGCGATTGCCATGCTGAATTACATCCGCACCCTGACTGATGACGCAAAGAACAAAAAGGACGCAATGGAGGCCGCCAAATGATTGAAGAATGGATTGAATACCGCAAGGACGACCCCGCAACACACCCGGGGTTTGAGGGCGCGTACCTTGTCACAATTCGCAGCAAGACCGGGGCGCGGTATGTTGAAATCAGGCCGTTTAGCTTTTCTTCACTTTTTGCCGGGGACTGGTCGCGCTACAGCGTGCAGGCTTGGCGTCCAGTTCCGGCCGCTTTCGGTGGGACGGCTACTGCGCAACAGATTGCATGGGGGCTTACTTTTGACCCCTTCGAGTGCGCAACCATCATGACAGGGCTGAAAAATCTCCTGGACCTTTACTCAGAACTCATTAAGCGCATACCCTCTCTGGCCGAGGTTTCAGCCTGCCAAAAAAGCCTAAACGACGTGACAGAGATCAACGACAAGATCGGCGATTACTTTGAGGCGCTACAGAACGCTTGCATTCGTGAGGGGAGGGCGTCGCCGTTCAGCCTCAGAGAGGACGAACAGCAATGATTGACTATTTCTTTTTCTTTGTCGGCAATGCCTGCGTTATGGCGCTTTTGCTCGGTGTTTTTCGCGGCTACTTTAACCGCGTCTGGGCTTGTGTTTTTTGGGTCGGCCTTGCCGCCAGCGTTGCCGGGATCGTCTCTTCAGTCGGAAAGATGGCGGGGGTTTTCTCCTGAATCCGGCCTTATCTATCTTGTGAGTACCTAATGACAACCTACACAATCAACCTACAAGTCGAAGGGGAGCGCGCGGTCGGCATTGTCGCCGCCCTTCACGCGGACGGCTATCACGCTGAGGCAACAGAAATCAACCGTCAGGTTCACGCCCAGCGCGAGGCCGCTATCCGCAATCTTTGGGTGCACGGCGTGCCGCAAGAACGTAAGGCCGCCGAGGCCTCGAAAATTGACGAATTCATGCGCGTGATTTTCGGGAGGTAACAGATATGAGCCGCCCCAGCTACTTTGAGCCGTATCAAGTCCCGCCCGGATACTTTGACGAAGAAATCCTACTGCTTGAGGGCGTCAGGAAACATGCCGACGCCCACGGCAATACGGACGTTTTGCTGGTTGTCTCGGTTGCCCTCGATTTCGTCCTGGAGATTACTTCCCGCAAGGGCACGCGCGCGATCTTTATCAGCTTGATTGATCTGTGCACGCTGGCACGGACTTCATGGCCGAAGAATCAATTTATTACCGATACGTTTGAAAAGCTGGCTGAAAGAGTCCGAGCTGGGCTTCAGGCGAATGAACGTGCAGGGGGCCGCAAGTGATCGTCCTTACTTTTACGATCAAAGGCCCCGGTGTACCGAAGGGCCGCCCTCGCTTTACGCGTCAGGGCCGGGCTTATACGCCCAAAGCGACGGAGGACTTCGAGAAGTGGGTTCGGGCAAACGCCAAGCAAACGATGATGAGAAACGGCGTCCGGATGATCGAGTCCGGCGCCGTCAGCATCAAGATCATGTTTCGCTTTGCGCCTCCGGCCTCATGGAGCAACAAACGGCGCCAGGCGGTCATCGCGGCTCGGGCGCCGAAGATCACCAAGCCGGACCTCGACAACCTCGTCAAGGCCGTCACCGACGCTATGAATGCCGTTGTGTACGATGATGACAATCGCATCTACAGCATCGAAGCCTGCAAAATTTATGGGCCCGTCGATGACATCGGCATAGAGATTCACTCAGTAACCGAAGAAGGTGTAGACGATGCAGATTAAGATCAAAGGCAGTTACTTTGAAAGCAACTGGAAGCATATTGAGCAGGATAATCCGCGCACCTATCCGCGTCCTTATGAAAAAATCCTAGTGTGGCTCAATGCTTCAGCTTTTCAGTCTCAGGCCGTCAAGCGCTTTTTCGGACATCCTGACTTCTACGCTTTCGGATATCGGATTTCGCCTACCTGTGTCCGGATGCTTCCTGTAAGCGGACGTTCAACGCCGCCTATGGTCAGTATCATTGATATTCGTGCGTTTAAATCAACAGGGCAGGAAGTCGAAGAGTCATGAGCGAAGACCAGATTTTTCGGGCAAGAATTGTCAATTGGGCGCGATATATCCGGCCCAGTCGGGCACATTCTCCGACCACCATGCTTTTCCGTTATGCCTCAAGCTGGCAGGAGGAACGCTATCGTGAGATGCCGGGCGAAAAGGTTGATGTGGATGATGCTCAATTGCTTGAAAAGTCCTTCCCTTGGCTTGATGCTTCAGATCGAAAGCTGTTGAAGGATTGGTACATCAATTTGTACTCAATCGGCAAGATGTCCCGCGTGAACCACATTTTCTTTCGTAACGTGGTTTTACGGGTTCAAGCCGCAGAGAGGCGTTTTCGGGATGCAGTCGAGGCCGTATCCGCACAATTTGACAATTGTCAAAAAACGGGGTTTAATTCGCCTCAAGAAAAATTGAATCGCGGAAGCGTTTAAAAGTCACGGAAAGACCCGTGGCCTTTTTGCACCCTGAAGAAATAACCCGTATCGATTGATGCGGGTGTTTTTTTGCCGCAAAACGAAACCCCGAAGGTCCGGAAAACCATCGGGGTTTCTTGTTATGGAATGTAGGAGATTCCACACATGAAGATAATTCTAGCCGTTATCAGCGGTTGGAGGCTATAAAACATAGAGAGGGACGATATGGCTAAGAAACCTGCGCCCCAAAAGAAAAAACGGGGGCGGCCTTCAAAATTCACCCGGGAACTTGCTGACCGTATCTGCGCAATGATTCGCGAAGGGATTTCAGAGCGTGAGATTTGTGATATGCCGGACATGCCGTGCATTCAGACGTTGTGGAATTGGAAAGACGCGCATCCTGAATTTCTAGAGCAGACCGTGCGCGCGCGTGCACAAAGCGCAGAGCTATTCAACCGGCGGGCCACGCGGGTTGCAGAGGAAACATCCGATTTCGCAGACAAGGTTGCAGATGGCCAAATAGAGATTGGCGGGGAACCGCTGCGGCATCTCCCCAGTGGCTATGTGGAAGCGAAAAAGCTTTTGATTCAGCAACTGAATCGTGAAGCTGGACTTCGTGACGATAAGAATTTTGGAGATCGTAAGCGCGTGGCCGTAACCGGCGCAGACGGCGGTGCGGTGAAGGTTGAAGAAAAAACCGACCTTTCGGGCTTGCCGTTGGCGAAGCTGAAGGCAGTGAGAGAGCTACTTTATGGCGAAGCCGCAGAGGATTCCGAGTCTAATTGAACTGGACCAAGAGATTGCAAAGCGCAGTTTGGCCGAATTCTGCAAAATGGCGTGGGCGGTACTCGAACCGGCTACACCGATTAAGTGGGGCTGGGCGCTTGATGCTATGTGTGAGCATCTTGAGGCCGTGCATTCTGGCGAAATCAAGCGCCTGTTGATGAATGTTCCCCCCGGCATGATGAAAAGCCTGCTTACTGGCGTTTTCTTTCCAGCATGGGAATGGGGGCCGTGCGGCGCCGCTCAGTTGCGTTACCTGACTACGGCTCACAAAGAACCACTGGCCGTGCGCGATAACATGAAATGTCGCCGTCTGATTCAGTCGGATTGGTATCAGGAACGCTGGCCGGTGAAGTTGACCGGTGACCAGAACGCAAAGACAAAGTTTGAAAACGTTGAAACCGGTTTTCGTGAGTCTATGAGCTTTCGAAGCCTTACCGGTTCGCGTGGTGACAGGGTAATTATTGACGATCCTTTATCCGTTGACGATGCGTTTTCTCAGCCTGCGTTGGATGCCGCAGAGCAAACCTTTCTTGAAGCCGTACCAAGCCGCGTAAACAATGAGAAAAGCGCAATCATCGTAATCATGCAACGTTTGCATGAGCGCGATACCTCGGGAATCATCCTTGAGCGCGATTTGGGCTATACGCACTTGATGTTGCCCATGCGCTTTGAGGAAGCTCGGCGTTGCGTTACCTCTATTGGCTTCAAAGACCCTCGGACTACCGACGGTGAACTGCTTTTCCCTGAGCGCTTCAGCGAAAGCCAGGTTAAAGAGCTGGAAGCCACAATGGGGAGCTACGCCGTTGCAGGGCAGTTACAGCAACGGCCAGTGCCGGCAGGCGGTGGGCTTTTCAAGGCCGAATGGCTCAAGTTTTGGAGTGCTGAAACTCTCCCTGACAAATTTGACAGTTACGTTTCTTCATGGGACTTGACCTTTAAAGAAACGGCCACATCTGATTTTGTGGTTGGGCAGATTTGGGGAAAGAAAAAGGGCTGCTTCTATCTGCTGGATCAAGTGCGCGGACGAATGGATTTTGTCAAGACGCGCCGGGCCTTCATTGATTTGGCCGAAAAGTGGCCGAATGTCATTCGTAAGCTTGTCGAAGATAAGGCAAACGGCCCTGCGATTATCAGCGCCCTGAAAGAAACGGTGAGCGGCATTACGCCGGTGACGCCGAAGGAATCGAAGGAAGCGCGTGCGTCAAGTATTACGCCGTTGTTTGAGGCTGGCAATGTGTTCTTGCCGCCGCCTGACTTATATCCCTGGGTAAAGAAAGAACTGGTGCCGGAAATGTTGAGTTTCCCTGCTGGCGCTCACGATGATCAAGTAGACGCCTGTACGCAGGCCATTTCTGACCTGCACGGGAAACCCGGCTGGCGTTTTCATCCTACTAACCTCGCGGCGCTCAGACGCTTTTAAAAAGGCTACGCCCCAGGCGCGGCCCATGATGCACATTGATTCGGCCATGACGCAGGCTCTTTCCGACCTCAACGCAAATCCGGGTTGGAAGATTTACTCCTCAAATCGCGCGCTGCTGCGCACAGGATTCAAATTCTGAACATGAGCAAGAAAAAGGAAAAAACTTCCCTCAAGCGCAAAATCGCAGCCAGTGCAATGTCATCCAATGCTGTGGCTCTTCGCGCCGAGCAAATCAAGGAAACCAAGAAAAAGTTCCTTGAAAACTGCCGGCTCCCGGAAACTCTCGGCTTTGGTGTCGGCGAAGAAGCAAAGGAAGCGCGTACGGCAATGGACGCGGCTTTCCGCGACAACGTGGGCATGGACGCAATTTTTGAGACGCTTGCCGGCCACGCCGTTGACATGGGGCAGTTCCCGTACACGTCTTTCGTCGGGTACGGCGCACTGCAGCAGATTGCCCAGAACGGCATGATCCGAAATTGCATCAAGACGGTTGCCGACGACATCACGCGCTCTTGGATCACGATCAAGGGAGGCGAAGAGACGCCACCGGAAAAGATTGCCGAGCTTCAAAACGCGCAGGAAGACGACTACCACCTGCGTTCCCTTTTCAATCGAGCTGTGGCGAAGGTTGGCTTCATGGGCGGCGCCTTCATCTTTGTCCAGACAACGCCAAGCCCCGAGAGCGGCGGAGACATTGACTTGTCTTTGCCGCTGATTGTTTCGGATTACTCGGCTGAGATCATGCAAGGGTCAACCATCAAGTTTATTGTGATTGATCCGATCAATGTATCGCCTGCTTGCTACAACAGCTTTGATCCGCTGCGCGCGGACTACATGACGCCGCGCGAGTGGCTGGTGTTGGGACGGAGAGTGAACGCCACGCGAATGCTCACGCTCTACGCCAATGAGCCGCCAGTTCTGCTTAAGCCGATGTACAACTTCCTCGGCATCTCGCAGGCACAAATCCTGTGGGATTACGTTTTGCATTGGAATGAGTGTCGTGTCGCGTCTCAGGAGCTCATCAAGAAGCTGAGCCTGCTGATCTACTACACGAACATGCAGGATCGTATGAGCACGCCTAACGGCGTGGCTGAGATGGACGACGTGATGACCGTCCTTCAACACTACCGAAACAACAACTCGGTCTTTGTCGCAAACGCCGACACTGACAAGGTGGAAAACGTTTCGATGACGATTGCCGGTGCGTCGGACATCGTGCGGCAGGCGCAGGAGATGATTGCCGCAATCAACCGGACGCCGGCAGTGAAGCTATTTGGCATCAGTCCCAGCGGCTTCAATGCTACCGGTGAGAGCGACCTACGCAATTACAACGACCACATCCGTAGTCAGCAAGAGTTGTACCGTCCGGCACTGCAGAAGTGCCTCGATGCGATTCAGCTGGTTTTGTGGGGGAAGATCGATCCTCACATCACGTTCGAGTGGAACGAGCTCGATATGAACAACGAGACGTCGCTTGCGGCCAACTTCAGCGCCCGCATGATGGCACTTGCCACCCTCAAGGATCGGAACGCCATCAGCGCAGAAGAGATGCGCAAGGCGGCCAGGCTTGAGAAAAGCGGCCGTCTTGAGTGGCTTGGCGACGAAGCGCCGGAAGAAGATGAAGGCGATCTGATGACGGATTCGGGGATCCCGGATTTCCTTTCTCAGCTGAGCAGCGGATCGGAGCACGCCGATGGCGAAGAAGATCAAAACCGCCCGAGCGATTGAAGCAAATGCGGGTATTCAGCAGAAGTTCAAAAAGAAGCTGCTGATCTTTTCCCGCGCCTTCTCGACCGAGATTGTTAAAGCGATTCTGCTTGACTTGGCCGACAACGGCCTGCTTGCTCAAGATCGGAGTCTGACAAACCCGAAGAACCCGCAGGACAAAAGGACGCTGCAGGAAATCTCCAAAATGGTTTTGGCCAAGTGGAGTCGCAATCCTGAATTTTTCAAGGATCACGTCGATCAGTTCATTGCTCAACACCTGGGCAGTTGGATTGCCAAGGCAACGCCGCAGGCGCGAAAGATTGCCGAATGGGTGGCCCGCTCGACTGCGGCGGATGTGACTGCCAGCCAGCGTCAGGCTTACGTCGCTGCGGGCCTCCCACTCGACTTTATGGCCGAAAAATGGACCATCCCGGTCGTTCGTCAGCACATCAGCCAGAAGGCAGCTGATGAGCTCCCCTCGATCATCGAGTGGAGCACGAATCTCATCACGAAGATGGCCGTCAATGACGTGCAGCGATTGCAAGACGTGATCGTCTCTACGCTGGCTGACGGGAAAAACATCACGAGCATGAGGAAACTGCTCGGCGTGACTTCGGGCTTTGATGCTGACCGCGCCAAGCGCGTGGCCATTGACCAGACGAACAAAATCGCAAACGGCATTTTGAGAGCGAACGATTCTTCTCTGGGGATCACTGAAGGCATCTGGGTGCACGTTCCCGGCCAGTTTTCCTCACGTGAAACGCACAAGGCCATGAATGGGAAGCGGTTCGACTTGGCAAAAGGCATGTTCGATCCGGCTGTCAATCGTTTTGTCCAGTGCGGACAGGAACCGTTCTGCCGTTGCATGTACCGGCCTGCTTTGAATTTTTCTCAACTACTGAAAACGAAATGAAAACTTCACTTGCCTACGACAAGGCCGTGAGTTTTCGTTGGCACGATCAGGACGGTCGGCTTCACGTTGATCGATCCAACCTGACTCGGGTGCAGGTGGCGCCTTATCGTGGCGCAGAAATTCCTGGATGTGAGGAGCTGCACCTTTCGCCGACGAAAATTTATTACGGCTTTCGTCCCCCAGAGGAGCTGGGAGACGAAGAAACAGTGAAAAGCGTGATCGGCATCCCGATCCAGCTCAATCACCACCTTGACTATCCAGATGCACCGGCGATGGACACCCGCGTCGGCAGCACTGGGGATCAAGCGCGATTTGACGGGACGTTTTTGTCGAATTCGCTTCACTTTCAAAATGAGAGCGCTTGCCGCCGCATTCGCGACGGGAGCATGAAAGAGCTTTCGCTGGCTTACAGCTACGACCCCGATTTCAATTCGCCGGGCGTCTACAACGGCCAGCACTACGATTTCACGATGCGGAATATCCGGGGGCAGCACCTCGCGCTCGTGGAAGAAGGGCGCGCAGGGCCTTCCTGCGTCGTCGAGGATCATGCCTTGGAGGAGATAAATTCAATGGACATGGATGACAAGGTGCCCCCGATCGGGGCAAACGATGGCGATGAAGAGCCGGTCGAAAAGGCCGAGGTCAAGATCGCCGATGCGATGGGGATGCTTGCGGAACTTCTGCGCGGGCTCCACAAAACCAATGCACAGGGGGAAACTGTGGCAATCACGGAAGACATGGACAAGGACGCGAAGATTCGAGAAATCGCCGCGATGTTTGCAAAGCTCGGCGCCGACGAGGAGGACGTGAAGAAGCTCACGGACTCGCTCTCTGATCTCGCCTACTCGCCTGATGAAAATCAGACGGCCGAGGACGATGACGAGGACGAGGTTGTCGAGAAGGAAAAGGTCGAGGAAGAGACGCCGGACGGCACAGAGACCGACGAGTTCGAAGACATTGCCAGAGACGCCATTAAGGCCTGCGGCTACGACAACGAATCGGAAGAATTTCAGCGTGCTTTTGCTGAAGGCGTCAAGTACGGCGAACGCAAGGAAAAGCAGGAGCCACAGAAGCTCGATCGAGAGCATGAACGCGAAGGCGAAGAGCGCTATCTGCATGGAGCTCAGGACGCCAAGATGCTGAGCCGCCGCATTGCGGCTCTGGAGAATGCCTCCCTCATCCGTACTGCGCTGGACGAGTGCTCGACGGTCATTGGCAAGGCTCGCGCAACGGCCTTTGACAGTGCCGACGCCGTGTACCTTGCCGCGCTCAAGCAGCTCGGTGTTTCTACTGCTGGCATGAGTCGCAAGAACGCCCGTGAAAAATTTCTCGGCGTTGTGCAGGGTATGTCTCTGGCGGCCAAGCGTCGCGAGGTAGCAGCGGACTCCGCGAAAAGCCTCAAGGTGCCGGACATTGCCAAGGGCATCCGAGTCAATGTTTCTTAAGGTGAAAACATCATGCAGAAGACTGTGAATCTTTATCCCGCCGTTGGCGTTCCGGGTCAGGAAGTCAACGTGCACACGGCGATCTACACGCCGTTCAATTACATTAGCGACGGCACCGCGGCCGCCGGCTCTTTTGTTTTCGTGAAGGCGAACACTGACGACACCGGCGTCGTCTATCCGCTGGCATCGGCCACCGGATCAGGCACCGTCATTGGTCTCGTGGAGAATACCTTCACGGGCACGCTGGCCTACAACCAGGACGGCACCCTCATCTATCCTCAGGGCGCAAACCTGACGATTGCCGTTCGCGGCGACTACTACGTCGCGGCTTCCGGTGCGGCCACCGTTGGTCAGGCCGTGCTTTGCAACCCTGCCAGCGGCGCCATCACCTACGGCACCCCCGGCACCGCCAACGATACCGGTTGGGTCGTCATGACGCCGGCAACTAATGCGGGCGACATCATCATCATCTCGAATCGTGGCGTGGGCATCACTCCCGCCGCCGGCTAAGAGGTTTGAAAATGGATCAGAATATTTATTGGTTGAAGAAGTTCGGCGTGAGCTCCCCTTACGCCGTGGCAATGATGCCCTATGAGCGCGACGAGCAGGGCAACATCATCGTCAATTACAACGTGTCCGATCGCAAGATCGCGCAGGACGCAGCGATGAGCACGATTCCCAACGTCGGAATCCCGTCCGCCTACCTGACCTATCTCGATCCGCAGATCACGACGATTCTCTTTGCCGTGATGAACGCGACTCAGCTTTTCCCTGAGACGCGTAAGGGCACGTGGGTCAACACATTCATGAACTTCCCGGTTGAGGAAATCACGGGCGACGTCACGCCCTATTCGGATTTCACCAACTCCGTGTCGTCTAGTGTCAACTACAACTTCCCGGTTCGCGAGAACTTCGTTTTCGAGACCAGCCTGAAGTACGGCCTGCGCGAGCAGGAAACCGCCGGTCAGGCCAAGCTCGACTACGCAGGTGCCAAGCAGCGTGCGGCGGCCAGCATTCTTGCCCGTGCGCACAACCGCTTCTACCTTTACGGCGTGGCCAACAAGATGGTTTATGGCGCACTCAACGACCCGAATTTGAACGAGTCTGAGACGCCGGCTTCTGTCAATTCGCAGACGACGTGGGAAGGAAAGGTTGCGGATCAGGGGAACGCGGCGACGATTTCCAATGTGATTTTCAACGACATTGCCAAGTTGGTGACCTCGCTTATGGGGAATAACGCCGGCAACGTGGATCAGAACACGGACATGGTTCTTGCGGTTGCTTCGGATCGTTACAACTACCTTTCGATCCCGAACTCGTTTGGCCTGACCGCCTTCAATTTGCTCAAGAGCAACTACCCCAACATGAAGGTGATTCAGCTCCCCGAGCTCAGCACCGATTCCGGGTCGATGCTTTATCTGACCGTCCCGAAACTGCTTGATGAGCCGACCGCTGAAAACGTCTACGCTGAAAAGATGCGCTTCGGCAACGTTGAGAACTACTCGTCGTCCTGGGTGCAGAAGGCTTGGGGCGCCACATTCGGCTGCGTCATTCGTCGTCCGAATCTTGTGGCAACGATGACGGGCATCTAAACCGTTCAACTTAGAGCAGGAAATGTGAGGAGCCGCGATTGCGGCTTTTTTCTTGCCCGGCGGGGCGAGCTTCGGCTCGTCCCGTTTTCTTTTTGAGGATCAAAAATGGCTGGTAAAAAGAAGATTAACGCCGATCAGGTTGAAACGGCTGACATCGTTGGTAGCACGCTCGAAAAAGAGCCCGAGGAGGTTTCGGAAAAGGAAGAAACCATTGCGATTGCCTGCAACCTTCCCTTCGGTCTCAAGTTCACCGATGTGCCCTGTGGAAATGGTGCAACTAAGACCGTCATTTTCCCCGGCATCAACTCTGCGCTTAAGGGGAAAAAGAGCGGCATCCTTGCTCTCCCCGGAAACGCTATTTGCGTCACGTTGCTGAAGAAGGATTGGGACGCAATTGTCAAGATGCACGGTAAGGAAATTGCCTTTATCGGTCGAAATGGCCGTATGCCTTGCATCTACCCGGTTGGGGACAAGAAAGGATTCAAGGCGGCGGCCTCGGAAATCGCCGAGATGAAAAACGGCCTTGAACCCATCGACCCGAAGGCCGAGGGTGTGAAGGAAAAGAAAGAGGAATAAGCAATGACGCCCTACGTGATGAATTTTGAAAACTTCCGTGCGATTTACCCAGCATTGACGGATGATGTCGTCTCGGACGACCAGTTGAAATTTCTGTGGGGCGTCATTGAATCTATGTTGGGCGACGGACAAGGGAATTTCATTTACCCAGAGCCGCAAAATGGACCCATCCTCAATGCAGCTCTGTGCCACCTCGTGACACTTGAGACGAATGGACTTTCCCAGCCCGGGCGCTTGTCTTCTGCGTCTCAAGGCAGCGTCTCCACTTCCTTTGACAACATCAACATCAAGTCGGAGTCTGGGCAGTGGTGGAATCAGACGAAGTGCGGCGCGCTCTTTTGGGTGCTGACGCAGCGGTATCGCGTGGCCTGCCGACTCTACGGCGGCCGAGACTTTCACCCATGGGGGTGACGAATGAAGCCGACTGTCAAAATTTCTGTCAAGAACGCCGAAACCATTAAGAAGTACGAAATCAAATGACAGACGCAAAACGTTTGGGCGCGGCTTTCCGTGCTGGTCTCTTTTTCTCCAGAGGACGAAATGTTGCCCAAGATGCCGCCAAGTGGATTACCGTACACCCCAACGGCTCCGGAAAGAATAAGGCCGGAAAAAGCATTAAGGGCCGCCATGTTTTGATTGACGGCGAATCCGGAATAGTTCTGGGCGGCATGGGCGGGAAATTTACCGGAAAGCCCATTTCTTCTGTCTCGAAGAAAGCGAAGGCAGCACCGGCAAAGACAACGGCGCCGAAGAAGCCGGATGTGCCCGAAGGTTATACGAAACTTGACGGCACAATGAGGGTTGAAAAGGAAACTGAAAAGGCAGTATTGGGCGTTTTTCATGGGAAGCGCACCTGGTTGCCTAAGTCTCAAGTGACTGTTAAAGACGGTGTGATTACCTCGGCTTCCAACAACATCATTGAAGAAAAGGGCTGGCGCAAGTTTTCTACATCACGGATTTCTACCACGAGCGGCTGGGAATGGAACGACGTGACCCCGGCGAATGCCAAGCGGTGGGCAGAAACCAAAGTTAATCTGCCTTCGGGACAGATGAAGCTTGATTTCCCGATTCGAATTAAGCGCGAAACTGATAAAGCATTCCTGCTGGACTATGACGATTACACGACATGGACGGCTGATGAAAACGGCGAAGAAGTCTTTCCGCCGCTGTGGGTCCCGAAGTCGCAAGTAACCGCAAGCCCTGACAAGAAAAGCGTTTACGGCATGGCGAAATGGCTCATGAAGCGTCAAAAGATCAAATCATGGGATAACGTCCATAAGAAAAAAACTAAGTCGAAACCAAGTCAGACTGCTTGGATTCGCTTGGGGAACGCGGGCATATCAGGCTGGAGGGGTGACGTTGACCGATAGCATCAAGGTCCGGTTAAGCATGAAGTTTGACCGACTGAAGAAACTCGCTGAGGCGATACCTCAGCAGCCGAAACAAGTTGTAGTTGGCATTTGGGGTAATCCTGAGATTGCAACCTATGCCACATACAACGAGTTTGGATGGGTGCAGCGAGTGACCGGACGGCAGGCCGGTTATCTTAATTTCCACTACGGCCTGGATTTGAAGCCGGGCTACACCCTTCAAAGCCCGCCGCGTCCATTCATGCGGGCTACGGCTGCGGCGAAGCAAAAGAAGTGGACGAAAACTCTGAAGGCCGGAATCCAACATTACGGCCTGACGAACATTTATAAGGCATTGGCCGCAACGGGTCGTATTGCGCAGATTGACATCCAACAGACGATTCAGAACAACGGCGTTGTGGGTGGGGAAGCCTTCCCTGACCGTAGTCCGATGACGTTAGAAATCTACGCAGTGAAGGACGCATTAACAGCCAGTGGCCGAAAGCGCAAAATCGAAAGCGATTCCGGTGCAGGACGAGACAAGGCGCTCTTTCTTTCCGGCACGTTATTGCAATCCATCGGGTACGAAATCAAATGACAGACGCAAAACGTTTGGGCGCGGCTTTCCGTGCTGGTCTCTTTTTCTCCAGAGGGCGAAATATTGCGCAGGATGAAGCCAAATGGATTACGGTACATCCGAACGGAAATGGCGCGAATGCAAACGGAGATGGTATTAAAGGCCGTCCCGTTCTCATTGACAGTGAATCAGGCAAGATTTTGGGAGGTATGGGCGGCAAGTTCAACGGGCAGAAAATCAGCCAGGTTGCGGGCGCGAGAAAGGCGAAGAACGAACGCAACAGCCGCCGCGAAGCCTTACGCAAGCAGAAAGCCGAAAGCGCGAAGATGGATTTCAGTCTGCCTGAGCGGATTGAAGAAGATAAGATTCTGCAGAATCGCAATCGCGGGAATATCGGGAGCCGGAATCAGATGCTTTCGATTGCGAATAACCCCGATTATTCGCGCCTGAGCGAATCCAACGACTTCGGCGCTGGTGCTCCGGTTGTGGCCTATGGCAAGATTCCGGCAAAGCAGTTGGGGCGGATTACGACTGCAACGCTTTCTGACGGCACGAAATACAAGGTTCAGTATGCCGTAGTAGACGCAGACAGCGTTTTGACTTCCAATAGCATTAACGGCCATACGAATCAGGAGTATTACTCCGATGATCCGAGCAAGATTCGAGCCATTTCAGGTAACGGGCGCATTACCGGCCTGCAGGAAGCGTACCGCAAGGGGACGGCTGAAAACTACGGCGATGAACTGGCGATTGATGATCGGCACGGCATCCCTGAAAAAGTGATTGACGGCATGAAGAACCCGATTCTTGTTCGGGTGATGCAGTCAAAGGACATTACGCCTGACATCGGCGACAAGTCCAACACTGTGGGGAACCTGCAAATGACGGCAGTCGAGCAGGCGAACAACGATAAAAACCGCATCGATTTCGAAAAGATGAAGTTTTACGATGATGGTTCTCCTACCATCGAAACGATTAAAGATTTCGTCTCGAAAATGCCGGTATCTGAGCAAGGGGCGCTTATTGACGTAGACGGCAACCCGACAAGGGCAGCCGTTGACCGACTGGACGGCGCAGTTTTCGCAAAAGCATACGACAACGACGGATTGACGCGCCTTTTCACCCAGGCGCTTGAACCGGAAAGCCGCACGATTATCGCGGGTCTGCAGAAAGCCGCGCCTGCTGTGCAAAAGCTGGCCAGCCTGCCCGATGGATACGATGTTCGTGACCTGATTGCGAAGGCAGCAGAACGGGCCGTTAATGCCAGACGCAGCGGCCAAAGATTGGCTGATGAAGCGGCTGCGAAGTCTCTTTTTGAGAATCAGCAGGACGATAACGCGGCTAGTGAGATTCTTAAGGTATTCGCCGCCAACTCGCGTAGTTCGCAGGCCATTGCTGATAAGCTAACAAAAATGGCAGAACTGCTTTATCGCGAAGGCACGAAAGAAGGATCGGACCTTTTCGGGGACGTACCGAGAATGCCGCGCGGCGAAGCTGTGAAGAATGCCCTTGCGCAGGACGGAAAGCCCGCCAAAATGAGCGCAGGTTGCATGAAGTGGTGGAATACCTACGGCGTGAAAGTCCTGCGGAAAATCTTCAAATAACCCGCCTCGCGCGGGTTTCTTTTTGGGGGCTGTATGGGGTTAAACCTTCACGGCATTGTCCGGGGCGCGATAACCGGCGTAGCGAAAGATCAACCCTGCGAACTTTTCACTATGAGCGGAAAGCAGGTGCGGGATGATCGGGGCGGCATGACGCCAGTGTTCAAAGCGCCTGTGACCATTCGCGGCCAGTGGCAAAGCCTCTCACCGGATGCCCTTCAGCATCTTGAAAATGTCGAGCTGGCGACAACGGTGCGGCGCATTTATCTGTATGCCGATACGGACCGCGCAAAAAGGCCATGGGCTGTGTGGCGGCCCCTGGGGCGCTCAGGCGACATGGTGCGGGATGAAAACGGCCAGCTTTGGCGCATCGATGCGGTTATTGAAGATTTCACGCATGAAGGCTGGGTATGTGTTCAAGCGACAATGCAGACATCCGGCGTTCGGATGATGGTCGAGGAAGAAAATGGCGACATCCCAAACACTGGTGAAGACAACAAGCCCTGATTTACTAAATGCTCTGATTGGCTTTTGTACTGAGTACGCTTCGCCGCCTTTGGTGGATTCTGAACACGTCTTGGACGGGTTTGGGTGCAACCGCACGTTACCCAGTGACGGTAACGATTTTGTGGTTGTGACCCCCATCAGCCAAACCCGAGAAGGTACGGACATTCCGCTTTTTCCTGCGGGTGAGGATCAACAGGAACTTCGCGAGTATGTGGCAGTTGATGTTCAGATTGACTGCTACTCAGCGAACAACTTTGATGCCATGGATCGGGCGCAGACTTATGAGACAGTGACCCGGTCAGACGTCGGAGTGGCTTTCTTTAAGCGCTTTGATATTGACTGCCAGTATTCGGACAGTTCACGAAACCTTTCAGCGGTACTCGATGATGATCGATATGTGAGCCGGTGGACATTGGTTATCCGGCTTGGCTATTGGAAAAGCGTCAAAGTGACGCAACAATTTTTTAACTCTGTAAATATTGGCCTGAAAGAGGCTGATGTTCACTTCAAACCGTAATTCAACACATGGCATAATAACAAGGTATTTCGCAGGAATATCGATATGCCTAAGAAACTTGATTTGGTTGGAAAACGATTTGGAAAATTGACAGTAATTGCTGAATGCGGCAGAAAGTACGGTGCGGTTCTATGGCATTGTCAATGTGATTGCGGCAATTACAAGGATGCAATTAGCGAAGAATTAAAAAATGGGCACGTGAAGTCTTGTGGATGTCTTAAGGCAGAGGCTACTAAGGGACAGACATGGAGACGAAAAGACTTGACCGGAATGCGATTTGGACATCTTGTTGTTGTTGAAATTGCAGGCAAAGAAAACGGTGGAAATCTTCGCTGGAAATGTGTTTGTGATTGCGGCAACTTTCATGAAGCATCCGGAGGAAACCTACAAAAGGGGGATGTTCTTTCTTGCGGGTGTAAGACGAAAGAACTTCAATCAAAGGCAAAAAAAACACATGGCGGCACTCATGAAAAACTGTTTCGAGTGTGGGGGCACATCAAAGAAAGATGTTGTAACCCTACGCACAAAAACTTTAAAGATTATGGTGGCCGTGGAATTGGTATTTGTGATGAATGGAAAAATGATTACAAATCGTTCCGTGACTTTTGTTTAGCACATGGTTGGCAAGAAGGACTTCAAATAAACCGTATAGACAACAATCGCGATTACAGTCCGGATAACGTTAACTTTGTTACAGCAAAACAAAATTCCAATAACAGACGTTCTTCTGTATGCGTAAAGGTTAGGGGAGAGGTGTTAACAATCTCCGAAGTCGCTCAAAAATACAAAATTCCATATTTCACCATTTGGCGCCGACACAAAAAAGGTTGGCCTGATGATGATTTAATAAAATAAAAATAATTCTTTTTGGCGTTGAGAGATCAGCGCCTTTTTTATGAGGTTTGAAAATGTCTATAAAGGCTGGATATTTGGTCTCTCTCACACCAAGATTAATATCGGTTTCCGCGCGTGACCTAGAAACGAACGGCATGGTGCTCACGAAGAGTGCCCTGATTCCCGCGGACCGCCCTGCAACAACGTTCAGCAGTGCGTCCGAAGTCGCGGATTACTTCGGCGCCGAAAGCGCTGAAGCGGTCTTTGCGCAGCAGTACTTCACTGGCCTTACGAATCAGCAAAAAGCGCCTTCTGCGCTGATTATCGGGCGCCGCATTGATGAAGATGCAGCGGCCTGGATTCGCGGCGCGAAAGCTGGCGTTTTGCTGGCCGATCTGAAGAAGATCACAAACGGCGCAGTTACGATTACTGTTAACGGCGCGGAAAAGGCGGTTGCAGATATTGACCTTTCTGCGGCTACGTCTCTTTCTCAGGTTGCCGAAACGATTGCAAAGGCGATTACCGGCGTTACCGGCTCCTACGATTCAAACACCGATACTTTCACCTTTACAACTGAAACGAAGGGTGCGGATGCTACGGTGACTTTCGCAGGCAAGCCCGCCGCAGGCACGGACCTCGGAGCGCTTTTAAAGCTGACTGAAGCCGCTGGCGCGGTTCTTTCGCAGGGCGCCAAGGCGCAGACGGAAAGCGAAACGCTTGATGCGGTTGTGGCAGTTACGGCCAACTTCTCCCAGTTCACTACGCTGTGGGAAATTACGGACAAAGCCGAAGCCGCCGCGTACTCGGCATGGGCTGATGTGGACGATGATTTTGTGTATGTGTTCTGGTCTTCGGACGAACGCATGACTAATCAGCTTACGCAGTCCGGCACCATTGCCGCCGCGCTGAAAGACAAGTACAACTGCACGCTGATGCTTTTCGCTAAGACTGCGAAGACTGCGGCCTTTGCGATTGCCTACCCTGCGACGATTAAGTGGGATCAGCCGCAGGGCATGAAGGTGCTTTTTGCGAAGTCTGCCAGCGGCCTGGAAACGTCCGTAACTAGTAAGGCACAGGCAACCGCGCTTGATGAACTGCAGGTTTCCTACATCGGCCAGTTTGCTACCCGTAACGACGAATTCCAGTTCGCGAATCGCGGTGCCCTGGCATCCGACTTCTACGGCTTCTACGATACGTTGATTGGTTCTATTTGGCTTCGCTCTAAGATTCAGACGGCCATTATGAACGGCTTCGCTTCTGTGAATCGCGTCCCGTACAACGAACGCGGCTACACGATCCTGCGGTCTTGGATTACAGACCCGCTCAATCAGGCGCTTTCTAACGGCGCGATTGATTCCGGCCTTGTCCTTTCTGAATCTCAGCGTTCGCAGATCATTCAGGAAACCGGCACGGACGAAAGTGCAAACGACATCGAAAGCGTTGGTTACTGGCTTTCTATTACTGACCCCGGCGCCGCAGTGCGTGCGCAGCGCGATACGCCGGTCATGATGCTGTATGTCGGCTATGCCGGTGCCGTGCAGAAAGTCTCTCTGCCCGTGACAACTTTGATCTAATTCAGGTAATCAAAAACAGCGCCCTTCGCGGGGCGCTTTTTTTTGGAGCAAAAAATGGCTTTAAATAACAAAACCTCCGCGAATCTAGTAGCGTGGATGATGATTGAAGATGTTGCACCGGCCGGCTTTGAACTGACGCAGTTCGATACCGATGCGGGCGTTGTGGCAGAACAGATTGCCGAAGTGCAGGCGGATATGACGCTGGACGGCAAGCTCGTGGTTGGTTACACACCGAATCCGCAGGTTGTGAACATCACGCTTCAGCCTACCTCTCCGGCAGTTCCCTATTTCCGCGAACTGCAGCAGACGCAACGCACGCGCAAGCAGCCTTTGCAGGTTGACCTGACTGTGAGTTTCCCGGCAACGGGCCGCAATTATGTCTTCAGCGGCGGCGTCCTTACTCAGGGTACTGCAATGCCCGCCGGCAACCGCGTGCAGGGCGTTTTGAACTTTCAGTTCACGTTTGAGAAGGTGGCCTAAATGGCGCGTGAAGTACAGAAAATTACGGTGAAGGACGGGGATAACGAGCTGCATTTGCAGATTGCTCCCATGGATGCTGTAAAAGCCGAACAATGGCTTATCCGCGCAGGGCTTGCCTTGGGCGGGAGTGTTACTCAGATTCAACAGGGTGACGGGGTGCAGGCATTGGCTCAAGCCCTGAGCACCGTTGAGTATGAAAAGGTTGCGCCGCTCTGGAACGAGCTGCTTTCGTGTTGCTCTCTCGAATCAGGCGGCGCAACCATTTCGTTAACGCCTGAAACCATTGCCGGAAAGATTGAATTTCCTACAACGCTTTTCCTGATTAAGGCTGCGGCGCTGAAGGCGAATTTCGGTTTTTTCGGGAAAGGCGGCCTGCAGAACTTCCTTACTACCATGCGTGGCGTTCTGAGCTTCTAAAGATTAGCGGCGTGGGCAAGCTGGGGGACTTTCCCCCAGTCTGCGGCCGTGTCATTTCGGGGCGCCTTTGTACGCTGATTGAAGCGCAATCAGTGTATTCACTGGCCGATATGTACGCGCTTGATGAAATCCTGACGCTTCAGAACTATCACGAATGGCTGGCAAGCCGAAAGGACGAACATGGCTAACGTAGTTGATGAACTGTTGATTTCCATAGGCGTTGACTCGAAAGAGTTAATGTCAGGAATCAATCAGGCGCAGACTGACATCAAAGGCTTTGCCAATGACGCGGCCCGCAGTTTTTCCGGAATCAGCAAAGCAGGAAAGGGCGCGGGGGAAGTCTCTGCGCTCTCTTTCTCGAACCTTTCCGGGAAGATGCAGGATGTAGGCGCTACGGCGAAAGAAGCCGCAGCCTCCATTGCAGGTTCTTTTCGTGGGCTTGAACCGGTCTTTAAGGCGCTTACCAGTCGAATCACCCAGGTTGCAGCGACTTTCGGCCTGATGCTGGGAACGGCGCAGACTTTCTCAAACTTCATTGAGAAGTCGGACGCGCTGGGCAAGTTAAGCCGCCAATTGGGAATCAATGAGCGCGAATTGGACGCCTGGGGGAAAGCGAACGAAGCCGCAGGCGGTTCGGCTGAAGCCCTTTTTTCGAGCCTGAAGGCGTACTACGATAAAACAGGCCGCCCGGCTGAGGAATTCTTTCACCTAGGCGAAAAGATTGAGGGCATGACGCGCCGCCAAACGCAGGCTTATCTGCGTGCGCAGGGCGTGGCCTGGGATGCTATCCCGATCTTTCTGAAAGGGCAGAAAGCGGCTGATGATCTCGTAGCGAAATACCGGAAAACGGCCTTCACTGCGCAGGATGCAAAAACGGCCCGCGCGTTTAAAGTCGCGTGGATGGATTTCAAGATTGCCGCGCAGAATGTCGGCAATACCTTGATTCGATTGGTAGCGCCTGCGGTTACGAACATTCTTAACGGCCTTTCTAAGCTTGTCGGATTCATTGAAGAAAATGCGCGTGCGCTGGGGCTTATGGCAGTAGGCTTCGGCCTGGTGTTCGGCATTAAGTCCATTGAGCGCATTAAGGCGGCAATCATTGCAATCAGGGCTTTCGGTCTCGCGCTGAAAGTCGCAGTGTTACCGCTTACAGCCATCATTGCCGGTGTGGTTGCGCTGGCCTTGGCTATCGATGACCTGATTGGATTCACCGAAGGCGCCGATTCGCTTTTTGGGCGAATGCTGAAAAATTTGGGGATGTCGAATGAAGAAATTGAAAGCATCCGGCAATCTTTCAAAGAATTCGGCGCTGCAATTGGCTGGCTGTGGGATACGCTGAAACCGGTGCTTTCCGGTTTCCTTGCCATACAGTTCAAAATCATTGCCGCTGCGGTTGTTTTTCTCGTAACGGTAATTGAAAACGTAGTTGCGCTCTTTGTCTGGCTTTTCCGCGTTATCGGCAAGGGCTGGGATTATGTCAAAGGACTCTTTGGCGACTTAAGCGCATGGTTCGGCGATTTGAAGAACAAGGCGTCCGAACTTGCTTCGGACATCGGCGACAAGTTCGGCGCGGCCTGGGATTGGACGAAGGGCGTAGGCTCAAAAATCGGGGATGCGCTGGCCGATGCTTACGGCTCTGTGAAAAGCTGGGCCGCAAGCATCCCGGATATGTTTTCGCTGGCATTTGCTCATGGTTTTTTGAAGGCTTCTGAGTGGGTGCGAAAGCTACCCGGCGTATTCGGGAGCATCGGCCAGTGGCTTGCGGATGCCTTCACCGGCATTCCTGATGCGATTCTTGACGCGCTCAATATCGCGTGGGATTACGTCAAAAACTGGTTTAAAAATCTGGGCGGAATGATCCGTGAAGCCCTTTCCGGTTCTATCGGCGGTTTTCTTAAGAAAATCGGCCAAAAAATCGGCATTGTGGCTGAGGATTCCGAAGAAATGGGGGATGTGACCAAACAGTCCGGGGCTTTCGTGACGGACGTTCAGGCACGTCAGGCGGCTTTACAGCCTGCGGGCGCGAATGTCAGTACTCAGGCCACGATGAATGTGGTGAACAACATCACCACAAAGGACAATCCTGTGGCCATTTCTCGGGCTGTTAGCGGATCGGTGAGGCCCGCCTGGAAGCAGACGTATTCCATGATCGGAAATTCAATGTCTGCAGTCAATCAAAAGTAGGTGATCTATGGCGCAGGATTACACAGGCTGGGCGATTCTTAACAGCAAGGGTTTGCCGATTTGCGACTACGTAGGCATTACGGCCTGCAATGTCAGCCAATCGGCAACCGTGCTCACGGAACCGCTCGAAAACGGCGAACTTGCGGCCTTTAACAAGGTTCAACAGCCGGATGCTGTGAGAGTATCAATCGGCATTGACGGTGATCCCTCAGTGCAATCGGCTGCGCTTAATTCGCTTTTGCAACTGAAGCAGGCTGTGGGCGTTGATTCGCTTTGCCAACTAATTACGCCGTTCTTTGTCATTGACCGGCTGGCGCTTGAGGAAATCAGCCAGGCGCGTTCTGTAACTCAAAACGCTTCTTCGCTGATTTGCGAACTTTCGTTTTTGAAGGTGCGCATGGTGTCAACCGGTGCCAGGCAGGTGCTTTGGACGCCGAAAAACCCGACTTCAGCGAATAACGTCAATGGCGGAAAAGTTCAGGCTGAAACAACGCTGGTTAAAGGTGTAAATGCTGCGTTTGACCTTGGGAGCGATAAATGACCTGGTACAGCATTCCGGTTTCTCCCGTCCCGTATCAAACGGTGAGCGCAGTAATCAACGGCCAAAACTACCGCTTGACCATACGGCACCTGGGGGACTTCCTTTATTCTTCAGTGAATGTGGACGGCGAACAAGTCTCAGATAACGCGATAGCAGTGGCAAACGGGAAGCTGATTCCCTTCCCTACTGCGGTTGCAAAGACGCCGCTTTACTGGTTCGATACGCTGGGCAATGACCGGCCGAAGTACACCGGCCTTGGGGACCGCTGGCAAATTGTCTTTAAAGGTGAGTGATGTCTGAAAGCTACTCTGAAAAGCTGGTGCGCATCACAATCACTTTCGATGAAGGCGGCGAAAACGGCTCTCAGATGATCTTCATGCAGCACGCCATGAACATGAGGATTACGAAGCAGGGAGCGCCGGAACTGCCGAAAGCGCAGATTGAAATCTACGGCCTTTCGATGGATCAAATGATGCAGTTAACCATGCTGTCATTTGATGCCTTGTCCCTGCGCCGCAATGTGATTGAAATTGCGGCTGGGGATAGTGCCTCGAATCTTGCCGTAGTGTTTCAGGGCGAAATCATGAATTCCGCGCCTGACATGAACAAGGCGCCTTCGCCTGTAATGCAGATCGAAGCCATTACCGCGGCTTATCCGCAGTTATTGCCTACGGCCCCAGTGGCCATTAAGGGTGAGCAAACCGCGGAAAGTTTAGGGCAGAGTTTTGCGCAGCAGTCCGGACTATCTTTTGTCAACTGTGGGATGCAAGGGAGCCTGAAGAATTGCGTCATCAACGGGGACCCGATGAATAAGGCCCGCTGGCTTGCAAATACGATGGGCATGGACCTTGTTATTGATGATAAAGAAATGGTTTTTGTCGCACCGGATAAGGCCCGCGGCGAAACCGTGGCGGTTGATGTCATTGATCCGGAGTCCGGTGAAATCGGTTATCCCTCCTTCGATTCGATGGGCATTCAGGCAACCTGCTTTTTTAATCCCAACTTGCGGGTTGCGGGGCTTTGTCGAATCAAAAGTTCAATGCCTCGCGCATCAGGCGTTTGGAAGATTTACAGCGTTACGCACGATTTGGCAGTGAATATGCCTTCAGGCGGGGCATGGCGCACAACAATCGCGGGCACCTGGATGGATTCTTAAGCTATGGCAGAAAAAAAGAGTAACGCGAAGATTTCGGCCTTCGGATCCGAAATGAACAGCCTTGATTTCTTCATTCGGGCGCTCATTAAAACCATGGTTTCTACGTCCATTCCGGTGAGAGTGGACGCAGTCGAAAGGGGCGGCGAAGGCGGTGCGGCGCTGTATGTGGACGTGACGCCGATGGTTACGCAGACGGACGCCGAAGGAAATTCAATTCCTCCGGTGACAATCCCCCATCTGCCTTATTTCCGGTACCAGCATGGGACCGCAGCGATTATCTGTGATCCGAAGGTAGGCGATTTGGGGCTGGCCGTTTTTGCGCAGCAGGATTGTTCACGACTTACTGGCGATACCACACCCCAGGCGCCTGGAACTTTCCGATGCTTTGATATGTCCGATGGGTTTTATGTTGGAGGCTTTTGGGGGCAGGTTCCGAAAACCTTCATTCACATTGAAGATGAAGGGACGATACACGTAGTTGCGCCGAAGAGCTATCACCTTGAGAGCCCGAAGGTCATAGTTGACTGTGACACGGCGCAGGTCAATGCACAGACGTCGGTGACAGTTGTGACGCAGACCGCGACAGTTAATGCTTCGAGTTCGCTGACTGTTGACAGTCCTCAGAGTACCTTCACTGGGAACGTCGCGATTCAAAAGAATCTGACGGTCACGGGGCACATCTCCGGCACGTCCGGCATGAGCATTACCGGCGGCGCCGGAGGCGCCACGGCAACATTCCAGGGTTCGATTAAGGTTTCCGACGACGTTACGGCAAGCGGCATCAGCCTTAAGAGCCACGTCCATACTGAACAAGGCGACGGCGCTGACACGAGCACGCCGCATTAAGGGGGCGAGATGCACACTCAGAACACTTGGGGACTTTCTACAGACTGGGATTTGCAGTTTGACGCCAATGGTAAGCCAGAAGTACTTACTGAGGCGCAGGCGATTACGCAGAATGTCTGCAATGAATGCAGGCTTTTTTTGCATGATGCTTACTTTCGCTACGAAGACGGTATTCCGTGGTTTTCTGATCAACTAGGAAAGCCGATACAGGTTTCAGTGGTTACGGCCCGACTGCGTCAGGCGGCCTTGCGCGTGCCAGGGGTGCTTAGAGTCCTGAGCATCACCATCGAAGAACTTGAAAAGAAATCTCGCACCCTGACGGGAACAATTGAAATAGAGACTGAGTACGGTTATGGCAAAGGTCGAATTTAATGAGAAAACAGGCGTTGTGGTTCCCAATACGCAGACAGTCAGGGACGATTTTGCGCAAAGCGTGCAGGATGCCTTGCCGCGCGATTCGCTCGGCAATCCGGTTAACGTGGATTCAACTTCGCCGCTGGGTCAGGTGATTGATCTTGCCGTGGCCGAAGTTGAAGCGAAAAACACCGAAATTGCATATCTGGCAAATCAGTTCAATCCTGCGACCGCCAGGGGCGTTTTTCTCGATGCCTTAGCGAATCTCTACGGCCTGGAAAGAAAAGTTTCTGAGCCTACCGTAGTTGTTTGTACTTGCACCGGCCTGAAAGGGACCGTTATCCCCTATGGGGCGATTGTTTCTGACGGGAGCGGAAATCAGTTGCGCCATTCGCAGGCAGGCGGCGTTGAAATTCCCGAAAACGGCAAGGTAGATACAAACTTCGCAACGATCGAACACGGCGAAATTGAGATTGCCGCAGGGACCGTTACGCGCATTGTGACTGTTGTCCCTGGCTGGGATACGGTGACAAACGCCGCTGCAGGTGTTACGGGCCGCACTATTGAACCGGACGGCGAACTTTTGAACCGCATGAAGGAAAGCTACGCCATTAACGCCAACGGTACGGTTGAAAACCTGCAGGCGAATTTGGCGGCGCTGGATGGGGTTTTGGACTGCGTTGTTCTGGAAAATTACACGAACGTTCCGAAGGTCGAATACGGCTTAAATCTTGAAGCGCATTCGGTCGGTATTTGCATTGTCGGTGGGGACGATAATGCTATTGCACGCACGATTTTTGAGCGTAAGTCGGGCGGCTGCGGGACGAACGGAGAAACCGAAGTGCTTTTCATCGATACAGAGCATTTCAACGCAAGTTATCGTTACCGGATAGTTCGTCCTGCTGCGGTTCCCTTCACCATTCAAGTGACCTTCGATGCTGATGATATGAACACTTCGGAGAAAGAAGCGGTTATCGAAGCATTGAAGCAGGATTTTTTGGGCGAATTAAAGAATCCTCGCGTTACGCTGGCAAGCACGGTGTACGCAAGCCGCTTCTACCAGTGCATTCAGAACGTGACCGAAACCCCAATCAAAACCGTTCTGATTGCAGTAGGAGATGCGGAACCTGCGGTTTCTATCGAAATTCCAGCCAATCAATCGCCTGCGCTCTCGAATGAGACAATCAAGCTGCAGTTTGGGGATAACCTATGAGTACGCAGACTTGGGAAGATTTCACGGCGGTCTCGGATGTAAGAGATATACCAGATGTCGCAAGCGAAGCCAGTGTAGCCATGCAATCACAATATGCGCATGGCCCCAACTTTCGTGCGCTGGCCCGAATCTTTCGGGAGCAAACGGACGCAACCGAATCGATTGATGAAATTTCGGTAAAGCTGGCCGATGTGAACACTGCAAAAGGCGTCTTTCTTGACTGGTGGGGCAAGCGTATCGGCATTGACCGTAATTTAAAGGTGATTGATGAATACGTGCGCTTCGATGATGATTACTACCGCTTTCTGCTGCGCTATCGGGCTATCTGCAACATTTCAGATACAACCTGCGCAACAATGAACAAGATGCTTTCGATGCTGACAAGCACGCGGGTCTTTGTCGTAGACTATCAAGACATGACCCTCCAAAGCATCGTGGTTATCGGAGCTATCAATGACTTGCAGGCCATGATTTTGCAAACATACGGGCTTTTGAATCGCCCTGCGGGTGTCATGACGAACTTTCTGATTATCTATCCGGATGAAAAAATCTTCGGCTTTGACGGGTCTGACCTGTTGCCATTCGATCAAGGCGTTTTCAATCCAGGCAGAACGATTGGGGTAAGCAAGTAAACCATATCCACACCAAAAAAAACGACCCCGTCTGACCGAACATCAGGCGGGGTTTTTTGTATCTGATGGACGAGATCAGACGCGAACATTTTAAATGATTTGACAGAGGCACTTCGCATGGCAAGTGAGCTCTCCTTTTTTACCGCCTTCCCGATCTATCTCATTGGGTATGGCCTCGCAGGTTATTGCGTTGTGGCGCTTATCGCCCGCATCCGCAAGTTGATAAAGGAATGGTAATGAGCAACTATCCTCAATATCTTTTGAAGTATGCGATTGCTGCTAAGGGTGATAAGACGATTCCGCCTGAACTGGCTCAGACGGCTGGCACCGGGCGTTTAAGTCAGCAGAAAGGTTGGGGAGAGTACAACTCTCTGCCCATCGGCGAAGGCGGAATCCCGCCGAAGCGCGAAGATTTCAACGGGGCGCTTTACCTGCTCTCGCAGTTTCTTGTGTGGTATCAGCAGGGCGGCATCATGCAGTACACCACCACACTGCCTTATGAGCCTGGAAACGAGGTTTTGAGCGCAGGCGTGAAATATCGCTGTCTTGTTGCGAACGGCCCGGGGACTGCCAAGGGCGTCGTCGCTCCCTCTGCTGACAAAACCGTATGGAGAAACCTCGATCTCCCGAGCGTCTTAGCCGGACAGGTCACGCCGTTCTATAACTGCAAGCTCGGCGGCTCGGACGGAAGAAGGCTGATCCCGTGGGGCAGTACCGATGCATATGAGTCTTACGTCATCTGCGACGGCGGCACCGATGGCCGCGGCGGGAATGTGCCTAATCTTCTCGACAAGTTTTTACTTCCGAGCAATGTTGCGGATGCAGGCAAGACCGGCGGCGGCTTGAGTCTTCAGGTGCCGGGGGTCACGGTAAACGGCACTGTCGGGGAAACGGTTCTGACGATTGATCAAATTCCGGCGCACACTCACACCGGTTCTACGTCGACCACAGGGGCCCATTCGCATGGCCGAGGCTCGATGAACATTACGGGCGAATTCGGTTATTTTGACGGAACCAATTTCCCTGTTAAAGGAGCCTTCACTTGGGGTGGAGATGGTGACAACAAGCGCGGTGCGAGAGGTTCGGACGGCGGCGAGAGGCGCAACGTGGGTTTTGACGCGGCCCGCTCGTGGACAGGATACACGTCATACGACGGAACCCACAGCCACAGCATGAATCTCAACAACACGGGCGGAGGCAAAGGGCACACGCACACGATCACAAGCTCTTCTGAGACGCAGACGCTCACGCTGGACCGCCCGCCGTTCTATCGGCTTGCCTATTTTGTCAAGTTGCCGGAGTAAGTCATGGCATCAAAAGAATTTCGTTTCCATTACGTCAAAACGCCGACCGGCGCTATAAGCGGGCAGTCTGTCCTTACGCAGACAGAAGACGCGATTAACAATCTCGGCGATTACATGGTCGATGCTACGGGCGACGCGACTGAGGCGCTGAACAAGGCGACTGAAGCGCTCAACACGGCAAACACCGCTCAGCAGAATTCGGCGGAGGCGCTTGCTACTGCGAATTCGGCGCTCGGCAAGGTCAACACCTTAACCGCCACTGTTAACACGTTTGACGGGCGCATTAAAACGGCGGAGAGTAATGCCGCCAATGCCGTCACTTCGGCGACGGAGGCGTCTAATAATGCCGCTCAGGCCGTGACGACATCCAACACTGCGCTCACTACGTCGCGGCAGGCTGTCACGGCGGCCAATGAGGCGACGACGACGGCGCAGAATGCAAGCGCCGCGGCGACTCAAGCCGTAGGAACGGCGAACGCTGCGAACGAGACGGCGGCAGACGCGAAGCGAATTGCCCTTCAGGCCGTGACGGACACGGACGCCATCCGCGAAGAAATCAATCAGAACTTGGCCGTGATGACCGAGAAGGTCACAGAGGCCACGACGCAGGCGCAGAACTCTGCGGCTTCTGCTGGTGAATCGAAGGCCAGTAGCGACCTTTCTAAGCGATGGGCGACATTGATGACGGGCGCTGTCGACGACGACGGCTATTCGTCCAAGTGGAATGCTCAGCTCGCGCAGGCTTGGGCGGTGAAGACTGACGGCAAGGTGACGGAAAACAACCTTCCGGGCGGCGCTGAGATCGACTACTCGGCGAAGTACTACGCTCAGCAGGCCGTGAGTTCAAATAGCGCGGCGAAGGCATCGGCCGATGCGGCGAAGGCCTCACAGACTGCGGCGGCATCCAGTGCGGCGGCCGCTAAGGCTTCGCAGGACGCGGCCAAGGCGAGTGAGGACGCGGCCAAGGCTTCGCAGGATGCGGCGGCGGCCAGTGCGGCGGGGGCAAAGACGTCGGAGACAAATGCCCTTGCGTCTAAGAACGCGGCGGCTACGAGCGCAGGCGCGGCAAAGACATCAGAAACGAACGCCAAGACTTCAGAGGAAAATGCCGAAGCATCCGCAACGACGGCGGGAGGAAGCGCATCGGCGGCGAAGGCATCGGCCGATGCGGCGAAGGCCTCACAGACTGCGGCGGCGACATCGGCTACTGAGGCGGCAGACTCGAAAACAGCGGCGGCAACATCAGAACAGAATGCTGCTAATTCTGCGACTGCGGCTAATGCGTCAAAAACCGCGGCGGCTGGTAGTGCTACTACTGCAAGCACGAAGGCCTCTGAGGCCTCTGCTTCTGCGCAAAAAGCGAAGGATTGGGCGTCAAAAGAGGACGGCCCTGTCGAGGGTTCAGGCGACACGGCAAAGTATTCTGCGAAGTATTACGCCGAACAAGCGAATCAGAGCAATAGCGTGAAGTACGTTGCGCAGACGCTGACGACGGAGCAACAGACGCAGGCTCGCAAGAATATCTCGGCACTTGGAATCAAAGAACAAGCAAAAACGTCCGAAGACGCGCAGGCTATCCTTCAAGCATTTGTTGATTTTGCAAACGAGAATAACATCGTTTGATTTTTGGATCAAAACGAAAAGGGGGTGACAATGGCAACACCAAACTCAACGATTGCGGCTGTATTGAATTGGCTGAAAAAAAAGGCGGAAACATCTTCGCCGTTAGATTCGTATCCGATTGGTGCAGTTTATATAAGCACGCAACCGACTGATCCTGCTTCAATTTTAGGAGGTGGGTGGAAAGCGCTTAATGAAGGGCGGGTGCTAATCGGAGCCAATACCACATATCCAGCGGGGTCAAAAGGCGGTGAAGCCAGCGTTGTTTTGAGCGTTGACCAAATGCCGGGACATTCACATAGCGGATCAACTTCAGCCGCCGGACAGCATTTGCACAATATTTACGGCACTGCAAACGAGACTGACAGGTGGGCCTATGTTCCGGCCTACTTAGATACGCAACACAAACTGCTAACTACATCGGGAAAATCTCTCGGGACAACGGCGTATGGCGGGAATCACTATCACAGTTTAGATGTCGATTCAACCGGCGGCAACCAACCACATAACAATTTGCCCCCGTATCTGTCGGTTTATATGTGGGAAAGAATTTCGTAAAAGGAATTAAAAATGAGTATCACAAATAAAATCAACTTGACGCAGACTCTGTTTAATGGGTGTGGGGGGGGGTAATTATGACATCGTCAAAAAAGTTTTAAATTGGTGCAAATCAAATTCAAACAGTGTTGCGGTGGGGACGGTGATTTCCTTCGCAGGGAAAACAATTCCTGATGGATATCTATTGTGCAATGGCGCGGTAGTGAGTCGTGACGAATATGCGAATCTGTTTCAAGTCATTGGCACAACATACGGCAGAGGGGACGGATCGACAACATTCAACTTACCGAAGCTCGATTCTCGTTTTATTGAAGGCACCGTACGCGCGGACAATGTCGGAATGCAGAAAAACGCTGGATTGCCGAACATTACCGGAAAGTTCAAGATTGGTAACTATCCACTGCTTACATCTGAGCATAAAGGTGCTTTCTTTGGGTCTGATTATGGTGCTGCCGACTATCACGGACAAGATCTTAGCTCCAATGTTCCAACAACGGTTAGCATTGATGCTTCAAGGGCTAGCGCCGTTTACGGAAGGTCGTCGACTGTTCAGCCGGCATCTTTGTGTCTACTTCACTGCATTAAGTATTAAAGATAGAGAGTCAAAAATGGCGGAAGCAAATCAATCTGTATTAAAAGTCCTAAACTGGTTAAAAGCGAAAGCCGAATCGAATTCGGTTCTTTCGATGTATCCCATTGGTTCAGTGTACATGACCGCAAATGCGGCATTCGATCCTAATTCTGAGTGGGGGGGGGTATGGGAAAAGATTGAAAACAGATTTTTACTAGGCAGCGGAACTAAAGTCGTTGGTGCGCAGGGCGGCGAGGAGAATGTAACGCTGAGCACATCACAGATACCGTACCACTCGCATAGCCGTGGCACCATGGATATCACTGGCAACCTCGCAAACGGAGAAATACGCATCGAAGATGTTACAGGTGCTTTCTACAATCGCGGCGATGCATATAACGGTCCGGGCGGGGGCTGGCTAACGACAGGCCAAATGGGGTTTAAAGCTTCTAGGAATTGGAGCGGCTATACGAGTTCAAGCGGAGGTGGAGCATCACACAACAATATGCCTCCGTATCTAGTAGTTAATATTTGGAAGCGAACCGCTTAATAATTCAGGAGCAATAAAAATATGAAAAATATAGTTTATGTTGGTCTTAAAGATGGCATAGTTTCCGTTGAAAATGAGTCTTTTCCGATAAAAAACCTCTCGGCCGATCTAATAAAAAAATATCTGCCAGAAAACATTGAACCAACTGACATTGGCGGTATTTCTTGGTGTCTAAACGATCCGACTCAAACAGTATTCAATACGTATCACAACGGTGATTTTAGATTTGATGTAGCAGAGGAAAATTATAATAAATTCATCAAACCTTACGTAGATATTTGGCAAGCTAAACAGGACGAGCAACAGCAGGAACAAGAAAAAGCCAAAGCCGAATGGAACAAGTTTGAAAATCGACAAGCGCGCGCGATTGAGGTAATCCGTGCCGACTACGCCAGGGCGCAGTCCGACGGATTTATGCGCTCGTCTTTGGGATTCGATGCAGATATCAGTCCGAGCAGCACAGCGACGCTTTTGGGGACTCAAACCAACCTCGTGGCCACGCAGTCTACGAAATCGACGGAAACGCCGACGACGGCATTCTTCGATTTCAACGGATACAGGCACGATCTTGACGCCGATCAGGTGCAAGTGCTGATTTGCGAAATCAATTATGCGCAGAATCACTTGCGCGTACAAAAGCACAGGTTCAAGACCGCCGTGACTGCGACGACGGACAACGAATCTCTAAACACTTGTCTTGCAACCTGCCTATTCACCGCACTGGACTTTTCGCGAGCGGCTGAAGACGGCACCCCTGCCGAGCTGCCAATCGAGCAGCCGAAAACGATTCAAGAGCGCGTTGCCGCGAGGTGAGACAATTAAACAGTGAGGGGCAACATGGGAAACGTCAATAAAAGGGAGTGTCTCGATTTTTGTGTCTAGCGCGGGTTTACGGTTGAGCTTGTTGGCTCGCTAACAGGGGTATTTAACCCCGGGTACTTCGGGGCTGTCAAGCCCCAATTTTTCTATCAGTGGTAATGCGATGATTCAGGGTACGACGGCGGCATGGGAGGGCTGCATAGCCGCCCCCATGGTGGCGGTTCTTTCCTTGCTCGATGCGGGCAGGACACGAGCGCTGAAACAGGAATATCGGATATCGTCTGTCGTTTTTATCCGGACAAATATGTTTTTGGGTAGCGCCTAATGCGAAACCCCGGCTCGACCGGGGTTTCTTTATGGTGCGCTCGGCATGAGCGCGTTCTAACGGGTGAAAGTCCCGAATGCAGGGGGTAGCACCAAGCACATAGCCAAGAGCAAGGGTGTCCGCCGCGAGGC